CCTCTTTGTTGTGCAATATTAATTAAATAATTTGCTTTTGCTTGTGAATTGTATGGTGTAGTTGCATCACCAGAAAGTCCTGGACCCATGATTAAATAGTCAACTTGAATTTCGTCTTTATTAGAGAAAAGATTATAAGAAGTCATCAAATCTCCAAGAGTTGCTGTCATTCCCCCATTAGAAGAATAATCAACACCACCACCAAAATTATATGTTACATTTCCAAGAGAACTAAAAGTAACTCCTTGAGATGGAACATTCCATGATCCTTGAGATTGAGTATATGCTGTAAATCCACTTGAAAATCCTGTTGGAATTGGAGTAGTATTGTGATAAGAATCATTTCCTAAAGAAGGATTGTCTCCAACAAAAAGATATGATGAATAGACTGCCAAATATTCTTTCCAATAATTTTTTTGTGGAGAATTTACTGCGGAAACTGAATCACTTGCTTTAGACAAGTTCAAATGCTTTTCAAGTAAGTTTCCTTGAATTCCAGTAACAGTTCCAGTATCATCTACAACTACAATATGAAGTGCATCATTTTTACCATTTCTAGTAGTAACATAATTATTTGAAACTGGTTTTGGTACAAGTGAAGACCAATAAATTGTAGAATTTGTTAATCCAAGAGTTTGTTGATCATACCAATCGTTAACTGATGATACTACAGAAACTGATCCATTACCTGTTGTAATACCAGAATTATTCTTGAATACAATAGTATCTGATAATTCTAAAGCAGAGTGGTTTGTATTTTGTGCGTAATTAATCCCTGTTTCAGTTCCAGCAGAAGAAACTCTAGATACAATTTTTACATCAAAATAACTATTCCCATTTGTTGTGTCTGTAGTAACACCCGTGATAATTCCTTTTAAATATCCTGTAAATGTTTCAACAGATCCTGAACCTGGAATACTTACACCGTTTAATGGTGAAGTAACACCATATCCAATTACTGCGCCAGCAGATCCCGGATTAACTGTTGAAATACCAATAATTTGATCTGCTTTATCATCGATCATGCAAACTTTTAGATTGTTTGCCCATGAACCAGGATTTTTTGCTGCAAAAACATAATCGGCAATATCATCTTCCCAATTTGTTTGATAATCATCAAAGTTTTTAATTTTAACTGCTGTGCTATATGCAATACCAACACCAGCATTTGCATTATTTAAAGTTGTTCCATCAGTTCTTGCAACTTTAAGAACACCACCATATGAAAGATATGAGGATGCACTCATCCAGTATTCATATTGTGCATCAGTAGAAAGTGGTTTGCCAAAAACTTGAATGAGTTGATTTTCTGTGGTGATATCAACTGGTTGATCAACTGGACCAATTGAAAATGGACCTGCAATTGCTCCAATGTTATCTAATACATTATCAGCTCTTCCTACTGTTAAATCAACCTCTCTGGTAAGAACACCTGGAGATAATTGAGGAGTCGCCATGTTTTTCTCCGTAAAGTCTCAGTTTATCTGAAAATATTTATTAAAAGCATGATTTTCAGTGGGGAAACGTTGCATGAACAATTACCAATCTGGATACTGCCAATCAGTACTATACATTTTTTTCTTTTTGGAATGTGTAATTCTTTTTATAGCACACTCTTTACATTCATACGAATATGATGATAATAATGTGCTATTTTTTCTAATCCTATAAAAACTATCCATTAAACTTTTTCTTATTTTACAAGTTCTACATTTTCTTTCTGTTAAAAATAAATGTCCTAATTCAAATTGATCATCGAAATCCATTTATTGATATTCCCACATATAAGATCTGTCACCATATTCATCTGCATACCACCTATCACCATCATTATCAACAAAACTAGTATCATCTAATCCATCATTGACAAAACCAAAAGGTGCCATATCTTGTTCTATTTGATTTTTTTGTTCTTCATATAATCTTTTTCTAACATCCTGCTCTGTGAGTTCTTTGAAATAGTCCTGTGAAACTAACCAAGCATAGATAACCAAACACATTGCCAAATCATCATTACAACCCTCTTCTGCCTCAAAAGAATTGTGTTTTTGAATGAATGTTGTTAGTTCACTCATAATGTCATAATCTTTAAAAATAAGTTTACTTTCCTCAATCATAGTCTTTAAATTGAGGCAACCAATTTTCTTAACAGTCTTAGACATTTTTACACCAAGTTGAGTTTTCTTTCCAGAAAATCCTTGTCCAACAATCTGTCCTGCTCTACCTCTCATTGAACACATAAGAAGATTGTTATACTCAAGATCATAATGAATAATTGATGCAACTTGATCACCAACATCATTTACTTCACATAAAATATAAGCATTATTATAATTTTTTGCAATGTCCACAATAACACTTGGAAAAAGCATTGGTTTTATTTCGTTGTTTCTATACTTTGCAACAACTTGATGTGGAAAGGATGTGATATCAATTACAGTAAATGCTGAATAATCGTTTCCTACGCCTCTAGCAACGTCTACAGTCATTAGGTAATCGTGATCACCTAAAGAATCCTCATGAATATCTAAACCGCCTCCAGTGGTCTTTGGGTGGTCATACACAAGACTTCTTAATTTGCTTGGAGCAATGAGAGTATCTACTGATCCTAAAAATTCACATTCAAATTCAACTTTGAATTGTTGTTCTGAAGTATTTGCAATTGTTTGTTTCTTCCATTCTTCATCTCTACCTGGAACTTCACTCCAATGAACATCCGTAAATATATACTCATTTTTACTTTTTTCTGCATCATGCCACATACGGTAGAAATGATTCATACCGTGTGGAGTAGAAACAATTATAACTTTTGTTTGTTTACCTGAAGTGATTGTTGGATATACTGACGCAAAGAATGAATCTGCAATATGATTTGGTACGAACGCAAATTCGTCCAAAAATAAGATATTGAATGACATACCACGAACTGCAGAAGCAGAAGTAGAAGCAGCCAATATCTTACTGCCATTTTCTAACTCCAATGAACCTTTATTCCAAGATATGATACCTTGCTGCATCCATTTTGGTAAGTTTTCATATGCGGTTTGTAAACGATCTAAAAGTTCTCTTGCAGTTGCTGCTTTGTTGGCAAGAATACCAATGTTTACATTATCATTGAATACTGCATAATGAAGCAAAAAAGATATCACAGTTGTAGATTTACCAGTCTGTCGTGGCATCTTACAAATATTAAATCTATTATTATGGAAGTTATTAATTAACTTCTCTTGGAAATGATATGGTTTAAAAGTTTGTAGACCATGATCCAGTGTTACAATCTTTACATAATTATTTGCAAAGTACACTGGATCGTCTTTACACTTAACAAACTCAAGAATTTGGTCTTGTGTAAATTCAATAGGAGTATTTGCTTTTTTGAGCAATGGATTGCCCAAATAAACATCATTTGACATAATAGAATAACCTCAAATTACCATTTAACTTTATTTGCCCAATAAGCAGCACTCATATTTCCTTTTGCAATATTTTTTGCATGTCTTGTTTGGAATCTATGACGACGACTTGCATATTCCTTTGATTCACCTTCTTTCTTTGGGGAACCTTTTACGCCAAGTTGCCCAAATCTAATAAGTTTTTCTTTTCCATCTTTACATGCTTTTACAACATGAGACTTCCCAGTTTCCCCTGAACCATGTGCTTCTGCTTTTGGTTTATTGCAAGGCATCTCAGACTTTTTTGATTCTTCTATTTCAACCTCTTCTCCCATTGGTTTTACATAGTTTTTATTTGGACCTAATTTTGCAGCACTTCCTCCTTGAAATCCTGCCTGAATAAGTGGTTGTCCTGGAATAAATTCCGAAACTGAGTGATGAACAACTCTTGCTCCAGGATATACTTTTTGGATTTCAATAGTTACTTCTTGACGAGATGGAAGTTTTACTTGGGGAAAGAACATTCTCATAGCATAATATTTTCCTCTCCACAAAATAGTAACTGCAATAATATTTCCAGTTTGTGATTGAAGACGAGTTGCCTCATCAATACTATTGTTTGCCATAAAGGTGCTTTTTGGAGACACCATTAGATCTGGTTTAATTAAATCTATAAATTCTATATAAGGATTTCCATTTGCATCTTCAATAGTTACATCTTCTTTTTTTACACAGGAACCTTTAGCAAACTTTGCAGTATTTTTTTTTCTTGTATAACCAGTCCAACATTTTTCAATTACAATTTCACCTTTAATTTTATCAACCAATTTTTCTTCAAATCTTGGAATATCAACTTTTTTAGATGCTTGCTTTTGAAGTTTTTGTGCTTTTGGTCCAAGTTGTGCAGCTGCATCTGGAGTTAATGCTGATGCACCACTAGACTTTTTAATTTGTGTTTTTGGATCTTTAAGGGGATTTACTGCCTCATCCATTTCTCCACTATTAACATAATCTGCCGCAGTATCAATATAATCTGCTGCTTTAGTAATTTTAGATTGAACCCATGCTTCAAGATCACCTTCACCTTTACTTACTTTTGCTTGAAGTCTTTTTACAGCACTTGTAATAGTTTTAAGTTCAGATCTTGCCATTGAATATTCGTGATCTTTGATAGAAACTTTATCCCACGCTTTTCCACCATAAGAGCATTCAGATCTTGTTTCTTTTTTGTCGCATAATGGACAATATCTTTGTTCTTCGTTCATGATTTCCTCCGATTTTGTTCCCCAGTTTGCAGCACCAACTTGACGGCATTTTACAAGTGCCCCAGATGCATATGCACTGGGCCAAACTTTAAATCTTGCTTTTACTTTACTATAACAAGCATCCTTTTTACCACTACCTTTTCCTTTATTGTCAGATTCTTCGTTCATTTTCGTTTTCTTTGGTTTATCTGTGGAAACATAAGTTGGTTTTGCAGCACCAGTTTTTGATTGTTGATCGGGGTCTGCTGCACTTTTTCTTTTTACTGCAGATCTAACTTCACTTTTAGACATGCTTGCTAATTTTGAACTTGAAAAACATTTTGGAGTTTTAGTTTCTCCTGGTTCATTTGCACATGGAGATCCATCTGATTGAACCCATCCTGGTTTTCTTTTACCAGATTTAGTTACACCACTGGAACCTTTAAACCACTGATGAAGAGTTCCTTCTTTTAGATCTTTAATCCAATCATCAGGAGTTTTATCATTCTTACTTACAAAAGCATTATGCAGTTGTTTTGCTGTTATATTATGTTTTTTCATAATACGTCGCATTAACTTATCAATTGAATCGTAAGAAGTATCATCAATTTTTTTTAATTGAATTTCAAGTTCTTTAACGGCATCTTCCTCACATCCACAATGCTCCTTTACGTCCTTAAACTTTGAATGTTCTTTTTTTGCAGATGCTTCCATTTTTTTCAAACGTGTATAATAATCTGGAATTTCATCTAAATGTTGAAGAGCAATATCCATGGCAAGTTCATGATCTCTAGTATGTTCATGTTCAATTGGTTCTCCCATGTCCAATTGCTTCTGAATATCTGAAACATCCATACGATGCTTCTTTGCAATTTGCTCAACTGTTTTATGTGACTTAATTTTGGGCATTATTCAGCTGGTTTTGATTTAGTATGTTCACCTTCTGCTCTTTTTTTCCTCCCCGCACAGTGAGCACGTTGAGAAAATCCTTTGGGATTAGAACAATCAATATTCTTTTTATATTTATTACTCCACTCTTCTTGAAAATGCTTAAACGTCTTCATTTTGAGTTTGTTGTTTTAATAATTTTGCTAATTCTGTAGTAGATCCAACAAAAAGTGCATTATTAACAGTTGTTGGTCCCTTTTGTTTCTCCTCTCCAATATCTTTAAGTTTTTTCTGAAGATCCATTAATTTATCAGTTGCATCTGCTACATTTTTAATTAATTGTCCAGCAACTTCATAAGCTCTTGGCATTTCACTTTCCTGTGCCAGTTCCAAAATACCATTAATTGCTTCTTGACCTTTTTCAATTAATGAATATAAATTTCCTCTTGTATAATCATAATCTTTTTTGATATCATCAACTGTAGTTGACATTTTTTCAATTTTATCAACTACAGTTTCAGTTTCTACGGAAACAATCTCATTGCTTACGTTAAACGTATCATTGAGATTGTCAAATTTTTTTGTCATTTTCATAATTCATTAAATCCAAAATCATCACCAGGTTCAATTAAAAGATTATCTGCACTTGTGATTTTTCTAATACTTGTACCTAATACGTGAGAAGTTGCTATTGTATTATCAGCACCTCTCGTAACCGTTAAAGTATTTCCAGATTTAGATTTTACGTATAATTCTTCATCATCAATAGTGATATAAGATCCAGAAGTAATAGATGATGCATTATTTACAGTTATAGTTGTGGTTGAAGCATCAACATCTTCAAATAACGTTGTGGTAACTGTTCCAGTATAGTTTTTAGTTGCTCTTGGTTCGACGGAATAAGTAAGGTCTCTTCCGTTTGCACCACCAGAAACAAATCCAATAGAAATTTTTTTGATAATATCTTTTGATACATCCGAAACTGGTCCAAATAGATATGTTTTTGCAGTAAATTTTAATGTATAAATTAATGATCTTCTTGTATCATAATTACCTTCATATTGATCATCCATCGTAATACTATCTAAAACAATAGGAATATCCCTCTTTTCACCAATAGTTTTAATTAGATCAACAGATAAAGTGTAAGCTGGTTGAAAATATGGTAAAATTTGTTCAACAATTTGCAACATATCATCATTCAGTTTAGTAAAAATACTTAACTCAAATGACAAGTTATATGGAACTGGCATATATGATGTCATAATTGTTTTATCACTTTCTAAGTAAGTCTTAAATGTTTGTGTAGTAGTTACCTTTCTTGTAGGATCATATGTTAATCCAACCATTTCAAAAGACATTCTTGGCAATGATATTTGAACAGGTTTGTTTAAATTTGGAACTTGTTCTAATCTTGCCAAAAACTTTTGAGTAGGACCAT